TCCGCTGAGACGCCCGCGCCTGTCTTCTTTCCGCTGTTAGGCGAACAGAAGACGTAGAATGGAGTGTTCTCTTGATGCTCCATCCTAGCGGGGGCTTCTACTGTTATTCACAGTAGAAACTTGGTCTCTCCCACAACGGCAAAAGCCGTCGCCAGTGTATTAATACGCTGGCCACCATCCAAGCCGAATGCCGACGCGCTTGGGGCGTCCAGAACGCTCTAAGTGCTTCTCATCTTGGCCCATGGGTGGCGCCCACAGGGAAGCTCCATTTTCACGGAGCGTGCCGGGCCGATAACAGGGGACTAACTCGATATGTCTATCGAGAACCCCTTGTGGTTTATCGTGCTCCAGCTTAAGTAAGCACTTAAGCAAGGCACCCATTCCCCCGAGTACATCACTCGGGGCTTTTGCCTGCACAACATAGCCTCGAACTAAGGGGCTATGCAGGTAGGGGTGCATTCTTTGACTGTCATAGCCAAGGAATGAGACCCTGCCAAGCACAGAGGAGGCTGGCCCTACTCTCGGGAAGTGCTTTAGCATCCCCCGTAGTAGGTTATCCAGCCAACTAGTTGTTCTCCAATAACCAAGCTCATAGAGCTGGTTGCGGAGAGCAACAGTTGCTATCACCTCTGTAGCGTCTGCTGTCGTGGAAGGTAACACTTGCCGGACACGGACCAATGAAACGTCCGTTCCATTAAAGTATTCCTTCCCACAAGACTCTCTGAACTTACCAGTCCAGAAAGACTTGTCCAGGCCAACACGAGCACCGAAATGCTCGAGGGTCTGTACGACAGACAGTACATGGTCAACGGGGACAATCAAGTCGTCCCCGAAGACACGCACCACATCCGAAAAGGCATTAATGTCTTTTCGGGTCAGGGTCGTGTTGAGCGATCTCTCGATCCCAAGGAAGATCATGGTAGTAAATACCATGGCTTCAATCGGGAAACAGAGCGCTGAACCCATAGACGCAAACTTGGCCACGCGAATTATCCCGTGACCAGGTACGTCAGCCCTGCGTGAGCGTGTGGCATCGAGGGCCGCCATCAAGTGCGGCCACTTTGATACCATAGCTCTCACGAGCTGATTGGAGACACGGTCAGACGCATCACTCAGATCGAGTGTTGCAGTACGACCATCAACGGAACCCGAATGAGCAAGCTCCTGGTTAGGAGCTTGATCATCGAATCCGATGAGCTTTTGGAGGAGTTCATCCCTCTCAAAAGCACTCATGAAGCATAGCCGAACTGCCTGTTGCATGTACTGCATACAAGCAGGTTCAACGGCTATGATTCGTGGTGTCTTCATCGTCTTAGGTACGGTGATGACCTGAACGGGCATCTCCGTATCGGGTTCGAGGATGTCAACCTTATCCAGTTCTTCATGAAAATGAAGATTAGGGATAAGGTACTCGTAAGAGGGAAAAACCTCTTCGAGACGGCGGGTCCATGTGCGGAGCTGGTACTTACCATTGCTGGTAAGTTTATCAGCAACGACACCTGGACCATGTTTAGGAAGTAATTGTCCATAATGGATATCCCTATCCATCTGGGTGAACACTTCACTAAACAGCAGAGTGGACATACGTTGGAAATCACGGATATCGCTATCTGTGAAATCCTTGTCCATCTGCCGGACATCCTGCTCACACTCGACGTACCCTCGCATTGCCTTCCTCACTCTTGGGGAAGAGCAAGGAAGCTCTATTTTGCTATACATCAGCGTTAGCTGACGAAGTGCAATAATAGAGTCAACACAAGGGTCATCGAGCAACACGCCCGTGTGCCGGTCGAAGACACGGCTGGAGAAACCCCCTAGAAATAGGGGGAGCCTCCCACGTCCTGTTTTAAAGGACGTGATGCAGCCAACCTCACCTTGGTCAATCCATTTTTGGATGGACTTCCCGAGGTCAGGTAGAGTTATCGTTAGGAACGATAACCCCTCATCTTCGATCCGCCTGCTGGCAGTATTAATGTCAGCAGTGGCGCTCGTACGGCATATGCTAGCCGATTCTATGGCTAGCTGGGACCAGAGTGACATCAGGCTTTTCATCTGCCCTCCTAACAGAGGTTACAGAATCCTTAGCTTGATGGCTCTCAACTTTAGTGAAACGTCACCCACATGAAATGTAGGTAGACGAGTGGAGGCAGAAGTGCTCCCACTATCACTAAAAACCACAGGCATGCCACAATGGCACGGACCGGGTCGAGAGAACGCATCAGTATCACTTTGCCAAGTCAGTAACTAGGCTCAGGACACTGAGAGCGAGATTCGACATTACCGCCGAAGCAAGGACGACGACTTTATAGCCGACGTCCATGCGGAAAGCGATTCCGTCGATATCACTCTTGCGTCTACCAACACGGTCATCGTCTGTGTTCTCTCCTACCTTTGTAGGTAGGATAAGGACACCGGGATCCTTACGACTCACCGGCGATCAACTTGCTGATGAGCGCATCCGAACTCGCGGAAAACTGGGTCTTGAACCCAGTATAAATCGCGAGCAGCTCCGCGGCCGTGTACCCAGCCGGCGGAACGTCAAAGACCAAGTAAACACTACTTGAGACCTTGACGTTCTCAGCCGGGATAAACGGGTCCGCGGTGAGCTTGGAGTGGTTGAACCGGAGCAGATGGCGATTACGCTTACCCACATCGTGGGAAGCAACCATCTGCAGAAGACCATCCGCACTCTGGTAGATCGTCTCATCCCCCTCCGTGGAAACACGGGGGAGGGGAGTCGTCACTGCCGAGATTGTGATGGTCTGAGGATCGGCGAAAGCCATTAAGCATCACTCCTATGGGACTCGAGATAATCCGAGCCCCACTGTGGCGCTCGGTACGGTACGTCATCCGTTACAGCCATCGGGTAACCCCGAGGGCCGCAGCGATGGCGAGTTGGCGAGGCGTGAAAGAGTTCCACGACATGCCGAAACCAAATGGCGTTGCCCGATTTCGTCGCTTGACTTCACGCCAAGCTACGACAGCGGACGGACGGACACTATTCGGACGATACCGGCTAGGTCCATCCAAGTAATAGGTATCAGTACGCAACTCATGTTGCATAATGTACCCATACTTAAGCGCCAAACCGTCGGTGGCCCAATCCGTGAGATTAGAAACAACATCTCCCGCATTGAAAAACCAATCGACAGCCCACGTCCAAGGAGCTAGGTTCCACACGGTTTCGGGCGTAAGCTCAAGCCCCAACAAGGGCTTGGCCTTAGCAGCCGCCTCCCGTACCCCTCTCCGACTTTTATAATCGGAAGGGATGTGGTAGGTGAAAGCACCCGAAAACCACGTACGTTTCCACGTACGATGGTCCTTGTAGAGCCTAGGTGTTGGTCCCCCTCCAAGAATACCTTCAACAGACGGAGCTGGAAACCAGCCGTCGTACTGTTGGATGTATGTCGTGGAGTGGGATTTCTCGATAGGGAACTCATATCGACGTCTAACCATCCTGCCTGCATCCCGTTCATACTGAGAAAGTATGCGGTCTGCATTAGCGACAGCGTATGCAAAACTACGTATGTCACTTAGGATCGGTTTCCAGCCAAACTCGGTGTTAAGAAACTCAGATCCCGCACCGCGGGCAACTGAGGTTCCCTCTTTCCATTGAGAGACTCCCAACATTTTGGGAAGTCCCTCACGGACGAGTTCACCAAGAAAGACTGAAGCGTCGGCGACGTTGTTGGTAGGCTTACACCGGGCAATTGCAGTAGTACCCCGCACGTCCAGATTTTCATCTGTCCATGTGGGGACTTGCAATGGCGCCGGATCTCGAGCCGCATAGGGACCGTAGTAATCACCACGGACCTTTGCGTCTTGAGGGAAGTCTTCTCCATACAAGTGCACACTCTCGGGGTTAACGAGGTGTACTCCTTGTTTTGTGGAGTAGAAATTCCCGCCTACATCGCCTTCTTCTACCGAAATCGGTAGTCGAAGAGAATGGTTCTCGTCAACAGTCACCTGTTGACCCTTCGAACCGCCTTGGCCATGAGCCAGACTTCCAGACCAATACGTTGTCGTAAGGGTCGGGTTGTTTGGCCATGGATACCAGCGGCGGCGAGTGTGCGACCAATCGTCGCACTGTGTGACCCAGTCATCCAGGTCACGTCGCCGGGTACGCGCTTGATGTGATACAGTCAAGGGCGCACCTCCGAAGGTTATCGAGTAGTGGTTTGGTCCCTGGGCATTAAGCCCAGTCATCCTCTTGAACTGATAGCTCAAGAGAGATGACGTACAGCGCCAGGAGCCC